AGGCGGTTTTTTTCATCACGGTCAACCTTCATTTTGTCAGGCATCAGAGGATACAGTCCCAATACATCACCTCTGCCATTTCGGATAATCTGTGCATAGGCATTGCCGTAAATCAGCAGATGGGACATTAAGGTTTCTCGGAATACGAAGGATGTCATTTCCGGATTTGGCTGATCGTGGAGCAAAAAATAGAGCGGATGCTGCGGTACTCGCTCTTTTCCTTTCTCGTTATATTTGTACACATGAAGCGGCAGTTGAGCAATTGCTTCAGACAAAACCCTCACGCAGGCATAAACCGCAATATGCTGCAATGCTGTTCTGTCGGTGACACGTTTACCGCTGTTTGCTCGCCCAAAGAAATATGTGTAGGACGGGCTATCATAGCTGTTAGTCGGCTTATCTCTGGACTTGAATAGTCCGCTGAAAATACCCATGAGAATCAGCTCCTTTCTTGACTTTGAGAGTATGGGTGTGGTATAATATGCTTAACAGTATGTAGGGCATCAGCCTTACAAATCAGAATTTAGAGGAGCAAAATACTATGAATCCTGAAATAGATATAAGTAATGTTACCCTAAAAACAGAGCGTTTGTTGATTCGCCCGTGGCGGCAATCCGATCTTGATGACTTTTATTCCTACGCTTCAGTAGATGGAGTCGGACAAATGGCGGGTTGGAAGCCTCATGAAAGCAAGGAAGAATCTAAGATTATTCTTGATATGTTCATTAGCCATAAGAAAACATTTGCACTCGAATATCAGGGCAAAGTAATAGGTTCTGTTGGGATCGAAAAATACAATGAAACTCACTTCCCGGAATTTGAAAATAAGAAATGCCGTGAGATAGGCTATGTTCTGAGCAAAGAATATTGGGGACAAGGTTTGATGCCGGAAGCGTTGAAAGAAGTAATTCGTTTTCTCTTTGAGAACGCTAATCTTGATGTAATCTTCTGTGGTCACTTCTTGTGGAATGAGCAATCTCATAGAGTTCAGGAAAAAAGTGGTTTCAAACACTATGCATTTGATACCTATGAGACGGCATTCGGTACAACGGAAGAAAATGAGGTAACCATTCTAAAAAGAGAAGATTGGGTATTGCAGTAAATTCCATTTTACCGAACTGACATCAACTATAAAATCAGCATCTCCCTCGAATCATAAATAGAATCATCAGAAACGCATCCACAGCGGATTGCACGGTCAAGAGCCATAATCATGGCAACAGCTCCGTCAATCTTCTCTGTGGATTTTTCTTTGTCCGGCTTGATGTTTCCGGCAGGGTCACGCCTGATGAAGATGTTGTCCATCATCCACCTCAAAACGGGATGTCCGTTGTGTGCAAGCGTCTGTTCCAAGGTCAGCTTCATCAGTTCTTTGGTCGGTGGTGACATATCTTTGTAACCCTGCCCGAACTGCACCATCGTAAAACCAAGCCCCTCCAGATTCTGTGACATCTGCACCGCACCCCAACGGTCGAAAGCAATCTCTTTGATGTGAAATTTCTGCCCCAGTTCATCGATGAAGTTTTCGATAAAACCGTAGTGAACCACATTTCCCTCAGTGGTTTTCAGGTAGCCTTGCCGTTCCCATACATCATATGGAACGTGGTCACGCCTTACTCTGAGGGGCAGTGTTTCCTCCGGCAGCCAGAAGTAAGGCAAAATGTAATAATGCTCGTCATCATCTGTTGGAGGAAATACCAAAACAAAAGCTGTAATATCTGTTGTACTGGAAAGGTCGAGTCCACCATAGCAGATTCTTCCTTCGAGTTCGGATTCATCAAAAACGACCTTGCATTTATCCCATTTTTCCATCGGCATCCAACGAACCGCCTGTTTTACCCACTGATTCAAACGCAGTTGCCGAAACGCATTTTCTTCACCGGGAGTTTCCTTTGCAGAATTACACGCAGCCACCACCTTATCCATGCCGATGGTCTTATCCAGACTTGGATTTGCCTTTTTCCACACCTTGGGGTCAGTCCAGTCCTCTGATTCATCTGCACCATAGATAACCGGATAGAAAGTCGGATCATGCTTTCTGCCTTCCAGAATGTCCTTTGCCTTTTGATGAACTTCATAGCAGATTGAATTTGTGTCCGTTCCGGCTGTGGTAATCAGGAAATACAAAGGCTGCATTCTGGCATCGCCGGAACCTTTGGTCATAACATCGAACAGCTTTCGGTTCGGCTGCGTATGCAGTTCATCAAACACAACCCCGTGGATGTTGAAACCGTGCTTGGAGTAGGCTTCTGCCGAAAGCACCTGATAGAAGCTGTTGGTCGGAATGTACACGATACGTTTCTGTGAGGTCAGAATTTTTACTCGTTTGGAAAGGGCAGGGCACATTCGCACCATGTCGGCAGCCACATCAAAAACAATGGCAGCCTGTTGGCGGTCGGCAGCACAGCCGTAGACTTCCGCACGTTCTTCGCCGTCACCACAAGTAAGCAGCAGGGCAACCGCAGCGGCAAGCTCTGATTTGCCATTTTTCTTCGGGATTTCAATATATGCTGTATTAAACTGACGATAGCCATTCGGTTTCAGAATGCCGAACAGGTCACGGATAATTTGCTCCTGCCAGTCCAGCAGTTCAAATTTCTTTCCTGCCCAGGTGCCTTTGGTGTGGCTCAGGCATTCGATAAAGGAAACAGCATAATCAGCCGCCTTTTTATCATATTTTGAATCTTTCACCATAAAGCGTGTTGGTTTAAATCTTGCCATTGTTCTCACCTCCCGCCATAATATCTGTATATTTCACCCTTTTGTTTGACTTTTTCAAAACAAGAAAATAAGAATGGAATTTTCTCGCATGACGTTGATTTTTTAACTGCCACTTAGCGGTCAATCTGCTTTTAGCAAGGAGCACAAAAATATCCACAGGATAAAATCCTATAGATATTGCTTGGTTTATAATAAAAACATGACTCAGATACTGAGTCCCACTGCTTACCTTGTCTTGGCATTTGAAAATCAGAATACCACTTTCAGCAAGAATACGATAAAACTCTTTCATACTGTCCGTATAGAACTGATGTAGTGATTTTTCATCTGGAAAAACGCTGAATCGTTTGTTGATAATATTTCCGTTTTCTTCTGTAAGTGATTTTCCTTTTGTAGCTAAAAAGGGCGGGTCAAATATGATACTGTTCAATGATTCTGATTCAAGAGGAAGATTTCGGCAATCGGCTGCCTTTACATTTGAGGATCTTGGGTTTATGTCAAAGCGATATTCAGGGAAAAGATGTTCTTTGTAGAATCCACCGTAATCAAATGTTGCATCACATTCTATTTTCCCACTTGGAATATACAGTCTGATAATATTATTTATTATCTCTGATTGATTAAATGATATGCTTTTTATCAAGTCGTCTTCTCACCCCCAACAAAAAAGACCTGCCAAAAAGCAAGTCTGCATCGTTTATTTTAACGCCCTCATGAGGCTGTTTTTTAATCGAGATTCCATTCCCATTGTAACCATGTTACCATACAAATTCAAGGATTGCAAGCGGCTAAATGAACAGAAAAAAACGCCGAAATATCTGTGGTTTCTTGTGTATCATACACGAACAAAAATCAGGTATACGACCACCAGAGCCTTTCGGCTCCGGCTTTTGGGATTTGGTTTTAGAAGAATCAATTGTACTGTTTCAGCAGGATCGCCAGTGCAGTTTTGGTTTCCTCATCCTCCGGCGGAATATCCATGCCCCGGTCGAAATTGAACACCGTTTTGCCATTCCGCCGCAGGGAGATTTTCGAGGCTCTCCCTTCCTCATATCCAAAAGTGGAAGGCTCCTCATAATGTTTCACCCAGTAGTGAAAAATGCTCGTTCCTACCTGAATCGTTCCTTCTGTCCACATTGTTTTTTCCTCCAGTTTTCGTTGTTTTTTCCTCTTGGCATGATGTATATTACCATAACCGCCGAGAGAAGTCAACGAAATTTCCGGCATATTCTGCACAAAGAGGAAGGCAGAAAATTGTGTATGATACCAACCAAAAAGCAAGCCCCACGTTGCCCTGTGTAGGGCGTTTGTGAGAAAGGAAAAACCACTCGGAGGAAACAAAACTACGCCGGACAGGGGCAACACAGCGGCTGTACGAGCCGCAGCCTCCTTGATTCAGGGGCTGCTTGGAGCGTGCAGGAAAGCTTATCGTGTGATTTTGAAATCGCCGTAGTAGAAATGGTTTTTCCTGATGTAATCCGTCATCCAGTTTTCGGCTTTTTCAAAGTCGTCAAACTCTTTGATCACCAGCCATTCCTGCTTGCCGGGGGTGTAAATGTGAATCCCATTTTCCACCCTTTCGGTTGCTGTTCCTGTTACCGTCAATGCTTTTACTTTCCATGTTTTTGCCATTGTGTGTTCCTCCGTTTTTTTGTTTTTCCCTTGCGGTAACTGTATATTACCATACTTTCGGAGGGATAGCAAGCCGCTAAACGTACAGAAAAAGCGATGGAATTTCGGCACTTTCTTGTGTATCATACACCAACGAAACAAGAGCCCTTGTGCCGCCCTGTGTGGGGCATTTGTAGGAAAGGGAAAACCACTCGGAGGAAACAAAACTACGCCGACAGGGGCAACACAGCGGCTGTACGAGCCGCAGCCCCTTTCGGGGCTTTGGTCTTGGGTTGTGGGTTTTGGATTACCGTCCGGTCTGGCACTCCCATTCAAATTCGCAGGCTGCCTCGTACTCCTCATCGAAAAGGGCATCGTCATCGATTTCCTTTTCCGTAAAGTCGATGCTGTCGATTTCCTCAAAGGTCGTTCCGTTTTCCTCGGCATCTGCCTTTGCAAGGCTTTCTGCGTTTTCCTCAACCCATGCGGTGAATTCCTCGTTGTCCATCCTGTCCTCGTTTTCAATCTCCAGTTCGTATTCGTAGTCCGCATCGAACCAGATGATGACCGCCTTTGTGATTTCGGTTCTTTCGTTCCAGTCCGTTCTGTTTGCCTTTGCTCTTGCCTTTGCGATTCCGTATGCTACCATTGTGTTTTTCCTCCAAATTTCGTGGTTTTTTGGTTGTTTTCCCTTTCGGTAACTGTATATTACCATACCTTTCGGCGTATAGCAAGCGGCTAAATGTACAGAACATAAGGTGTTGTTTTTGCTGTATATTTGGTAGATCTGACACTGGATAAACTTGCTTTTCTATGGTAAAATACAGTACAATGGAAAAGGCATCTCGGAAAATCGCAGCCACCAACCAAGCCCCGCACAGTTCGCCTGTGTGGGGCTGATTTTGACTTTGGGCAGTTTTTCGACAAGTGCTCTGAAAGCCCACACAGGGCAAACAGGGCGGTTACATGGGAAACTTTCGGTGCATTACAGACAGGATTTTCTCCCGTTCCTCCGTGGAAACGCCGATGCTTTCCAGTGCCTGCCGAATTCCGCAGTCCGGGCAAATGGGCGTTTGGTTGTCCGTTCTGGAAAGTGCCGGCACACCGGAGTAGGGTTTTCCGCAGAGTGGGCAGACTGCCGAAACTGACTTATCCGTTTTCATGGTGGTACACCTCCCGTTCGCTGATGTCCATGGCTTTCCGCAGGTGTTTCAGGTCAAAGCCG